TATTAAGTACGGATATCTCGCGGATTACACTTGGCCAACCTTAGCTGTATTATTGCCTTGGGTAGGTGCTCTGTTCTTTAGATTCGTAATGGAGTTTAAGTTAAAGCAACAGATAAAGAAACAATTTGGTACTTACTTAAGTGCAGCATTAGTGGAGAAGTTACAAAAGAATCCAGGCTTATTAAAGCTTGGAGGTGATGAAAGAGAATTATCGATTATGTTTACTGATGTTAGAGGCTTTACAACCATATCAGAGCATTACGGTAAAGATGTACAAGGTTTAACATCAATAATGAACCGATATATGACTGCTATGACTCAAGCCATATTAGATAACGACGGAACCCTAGACAAATATATTGGTGACGCGCAAATGGCTTTCTGGAATGCTCCTTTAGATGATCCTGATCACGCTCGTAATGCTGTTAAGACTGCTATGCAAATGCTGAAAAGACTTGATACTTTTAATGAAGAGATAACTAAAGAAGGTATACCAGCATTTGGAATGGGGTTAGGTATCAATACAGCTTCAGTAGTAGTTGGTAATATGGGTAGCACTCAACGCTTTGATTATACGTGCTTAGGAGATGGTGTCAACCTAGCTTCACGTTTAGAGGGTCAGTCTAAACCTTATGGTGTTAGAATTATTATCGGACCCTTAACATATGCAAAGGTAAACATATCATATCAATGCTTTGAACTTGACTGTATAGCAGTTAAAGGTAAAAAAGAAGGTGTAAAGATATATACTATACTTGAAAACAGATTAGCTGAAAACGTTATGGAAGTTATAAGAATGCACGAAGCGTTCTTAATAAACTATAGAGCTCAGAAATGGGACGAAGCTATAGCATTAATTAATGCTTTAAAGAAGCACAATCCAGAACTCAAAAAATACTATGAGGCTATGGTAGAGAGAATAAAAGAGCTCCAAGGAGCAAACCTTGGAGCTGATTGGGACGGAGTGTTTAGAGCTACGTCGAAATAATTAGTAGCCTAAAAGCTTTTTTCTTACATCGTTTTTACTTGATACTGTACGGCCACGAGGTGTTAAAGTAACTGTCTGTGTGCTAAATGCTGCGCTTGCTGCTGCAACAAACGAGAATGACTGTTTATCAAGAGTGTGAAGATAAATTGTCTTACCAATATTTACACCATCAACAACACCTGTACCAGAAAGTGTGTGTACCCCGTTTAAACCAACTGTGTCAGCCCAGTTAATATTGACCCATGAACCGGAAAGTGCACCTACTGGAGCGTTATATACGAGTGTTTGACCGTTATTATTTTTTGCTGAGTCAAAGCCAACACCGGTGTTATTATTTTGACCAACTTTTAATTCTTGATTGAAGTACATATATAATAATATTTAGTATCCTAAAAGTGTTTTCCTTAAATCTGTTCTACTTTTATTTAGCAATAATCTAGCTCAAAATCCTACACCACCGCTACTTGTTTCAGTATCTCCGTGTGGTTGTACTAAAAATTCATCTTCTTCTTTAGCTACCTGAGGTTTACCGTTTAGTACATTAGCAGCTGCTTGTTTAACGTTAGTATCCGTAGAACCAATTAACGATAATAACAGAGCATTAAAAGCCGTAGATAAATCATTGCTCTCCATTGGGTTATTACTTTGAGCATGGATCAACTCGCTTACTTTAGCTATTAAACTAGCTGTATCGTTGCTTTCTCTGATAAGCACAGCTTTGTACTTCTCTAACAGTATTTTGTCTGAATGCATTAGTATACTTAGCTATTAAGGGTGCACGTTTTTACACATATAATAAAAGTCTGCCATTTCTGGGAAAGTTTCAATAAAGCTTGTACCTCTTCGACGATCACATTCATCAATATATTTATGGAACGCTTGACGAAGTAAACCTAAATCAGTGTTTCTACCGCTACCAGTGGTAATAGCTTTTTTCATAACTTCTAACACTCTTTCCATTTCGTGTATAGACAAAGGTGTAAAGCCTGTTTTAACTAAAATATCATATTTACCATAAATTTCAGGCTCTGTTGCAGCTTTAGGATGCGGCGCTCTAACTTGAGCGTTCTCCTTCATATATTCAACACACTCTTCCATATATTTTATATAATCCTCGGTTAATATCCATCCAGCTAAGAATTCCGGATCTCTCATATAAGGTATACTTAAAAGAAGTGGTTGCCATCGATTAACAGTATTAGTATGCTTAACTATTAAATCATAAGCGTCTTTTAAGAAGTCCTTAAAAGAGCTAACTGAAAGCATATTATATGTACACATATAACATGTGTACAATTCAGGACAAGAACTCATAATACGGTCGATGTTATCTAGCCAATACTTATAATTAAGACCGTAACGTATATATTCTCCCTTTGCACCATGCCCTTCCCCGCTAGTAAATAGAGTCACTCTTTTAACTGATTTAGTACTAAACAGTCTGTTAACGCTTTCAATAAGTTTGTCTATATGTATTTTAGGTGCCCCGAGGTTTGAATTAATACTGAATACTAAATTAGGTTGCGGGTGCTCAACAATATAATCAATTAATTTAAAAGTATTTTTACTTAGTAGTGGTTCCCCGCCAGTAACTCTTAACTCTCTAAGCTCTCCACTTGCAAGTATATCAGGAAACCATTTCCAGAATGCTTGAATATAGGGGTTCTGCTCTTCATCACCATCAAATGGTAGCTTCCCTTCTTTACCGAGTATACCTAAACTGTTTAAATTTTGAAAACTAGCTGCGTTTATAGGTCCATGCTCTTTAATTTCTTTTACCCAGGTACTGGAATAAGATGGGGAACAATAAAGACATTTAAAATTACATGCATTAGAAAAGTCTAACTCTATATACTTTGGTATAATGTCTACATCCCAAGGCATCTGAGATACTGTATCGATTCGGTCATCGTTCCAATCATCTGCACTTTTTTTAATTCTGTCGCTGTATACATTATCATCTTTTAAATCTTCTACCCTCCAACAAAAATTACACTCAGAAGGCCTTTCTCCGTCAAGCATCATTTTACGAGTTTTTTTCTTTTCTATAGTGTTATGAAGTGCAGACGGATTAAGTTTAAGTTCATCTAACGGTATTTTATGCGCATTACAATGATGACAACTATGGGTAGTACCATTATTTAAATGTATGGTCACCTGATTCCATTTTGCTAAGCAAAAGCTAGGACTTACTTTATTAAGTTTTTCTTTAGTGTTTTTTAAATATTGATCTATACCTTGTACGAGTGCCATATAATGATTTACTCTATATTGCTTATAATCAATTAAGCGGCTGTATCCAAAACGAACTTTCCGATCATATGGGTTTTCTCGTTAATCATTTCTATCTTAAAATACACACTTTCGTTCTTAAGAACGGATTCTATTAGTTCTTTGCTTACTTCTATATCTTCAAATGCATATACTGTTCTTAAAGCGTCTATTATTTTATTTATAGTAAATTTAATTAATCTATCCCCTTCTTCTGTAGTTTCAGCTTTAGGAGCGTTGTAAAAATAAAACTTAATTTCAATTGGAGCCCCTGGCTCGGCATTAGTGTCACTAAAACTAAAAGAAGTACCTGGCACGATGAACTTAGGCTTCATATTCTTTTCAATACATTTATCTATTAACTGTTTACCAGCTTCTACATCCATAAAATTAATACTCGTACATGTACTACGTTCTATAATTATTAAGCAATTTTCTAGGTAATAAGTGTTTAACACACCACGGATACGACTAGGTCCAGCATACCTAAATGCAGCAGTTGGAGAAACTCTAAATTTATTATAAGAGAGAAACCCTTCGTAATTAAAGTTGTTCTTACTGTTAAAAGCTTCTTGAAGCTCTTGTGTATTAATTGGTTCTTTCATAATTTAAGGATATTGATTTTTGCAAAAATAGTAAAACTCTTTCATTTCTGGAAATATAGTTAGAAAACTCGTATTACGTCTAGAGTCACACTCATCAATAAATTGATGAAACGCTCTACGTAAGCTACCTACATTTCCTATAATTCTACCGACATTATTTACAATAGCGTTTTTCATTACCTCTAGCACTCTTTCCATTTCTTGTGCGCAAAGCTCAGGAAAACCTGGCTCAACAACTCTATAACCGTCGACTATTGTATCATCTGGTACCACTTTGCAAATTCGCAAATTCATATAGTCTGTACACTCTTCCATATACTTTAGATAATCTTCTGTAAGTGTCCAAGCACTTAAAAATTCAGGCTGTCTTAAATACGGTATACTAATGACTAATGGTTGGCTTCTAGTTTGTGAGTTTGTATGTTTCTGTATTAGGTTATAGCTATCTGTTAAAAACTCTTTAAAAGAAGTGACAGATAATATATTATATGTACACATAAACACCATCTCAACTGTAGGGCATTCAGTCATAACACGATCGACATTATCTAACCAGTTTTTATAATTTAACCCGTGGCGTATATATTCTCCTCGAAGGCCATGTGCTTCTCCACTTGTATACACAGTAATACGTTTTGCAGCTTTTGTTTCTGCAATTTTATTTAAATATGTTATAAGTTTATCTATATACATTTTAGGTACACCTAAATTTGTATTGACACTAAATAGCATTTCAGGTTGTGAATGCTCAATAAAATAATCCATCAACTTAAACGTATTTTTACTTAATAAAGGTTCCCCTCCAGTAACTCTCAATTCTTTTAATTCTCCACTAGCCATTACACCAGGAAACCACTCCCAAAACGCTTTGATATAAGGGTTACTATCTTCATCTTCAATAGGGGTACGTTGTTCTAAATCTAATACCTTTAAAGAGTTATTTATAAAAGCACCAGCATGTATAGGGCCATGCTCTCTTATTTCTTTAGTCCATGTAGAAGAGTAAGCTGGCGTACAATATAAGCATTTAAAATTACATGCATTAGAAAAGTCTAATTCAAGAGATTTAGGTATTATATCTACATCCCAAGGCATAGTGGGTACTGTATCTATACGGTTATCGTTCCAAGACACAGCACTTTTTCTTACTCTATCACTAAAAAGGTTTGGGTTCTTTAGATCTTCCACTCTCCAACAAAAATTACATTCATCAGGACGCTCTCCGTTAAGCATCATTTTACGTTTTTCTTTCTTTTGTTTAGTATTGTGTAAAGCTGAAGGATTATTTTTTAGTTCTTCTAAAGGTATTTTATGAGGAGGGCAATGATGACAGCTATGTGTTGTACCGTTAGTAAGGTGTATAGTAACTTGGTTCCACTTAGCCAAACAAAAGCTTGTACTAGTAGTATCTAGTTTATCCTTTATTGCTTGAAGCTTTTGTACTGCATCTGTTGGACTGTTAACCATATATCTTTAATTTGGTATGACTAAACTCTTTTATATGTAATGCATTATTAAGTAATGGTTTACCTTTAATATTTAAGCTTGTATTTAATAGCATAGGGCAGCCTGTTTTCGCGTACCACTTAGTGAGTACTTGATGTATAAAAGGTGTATTGACATCAACAGTTTGTACTCTAGAACTACAATCTACATGCACAATACCTGGGTATAAATCAGGGCGTTTACATATATGTGTGTACTGCATATATGGATAAGAATTAGATGTTCCTTTATTTTGAAAAACATCATTAAAATGTTCTTTAAGTATAATCGGTGCAAACGGTCTAAATTTTTCTCTTCCTTTTATTTCATTAACAATATCTTTAATATTACTAACTCTAGGATCTGCTAAAATAGAGCGGTGACCAAATGCTCTAGGTCCGAACTCTGCCTTACCGTATACCACTCCTGCCATTTTATTAGTATCAAGGTAATCCACTAAACTATTTAAATCTATAGACGTACCTGCGTCATGACCCAGATACATATTTTTTAGCTCTACAGGTTTACCTAGATAAGCTAAAGCAGCTCCTAAAGATGAACCAGAGTCTCCTGGGTTAGGAAATATCCACATATCATCTACTAGTTCTAGCAAATAGCTATTAGCTGTACAGTTAAGCGCGCACCCTCCCGAAAACACTAGCTTCTTGTAACCTGTCTTAGCAAGATATTCTTTAGTAATGTCAACTACTATATCCTCGTATATTTTTTGAGCTGCTAAAGCTATATCAAATTTATTCGCTTCAATCTCTTCTTTAGAGAATAAACCTTTGCACCCTCTACGTAAATCTAGAATAAGATTGCAGTCATCATCAAATAAGTTCTCTAAAAAGTAATAATAATATTTTTTGTAATTACTTGTACCATAAGAAGCCATGCCCATCATAATATACTCTTCTTCTTGAGCCTTCAAGCCTAACAGATCGGTGATAGAGGAATAAAATAAACCTAGTGAGTTTGGATAATTACGAGTGTGTATACATTTGTAATTACCGTCGCTTATGTCCCATACTGATAAGGTCTTAAACTCACCTACTGAATCTACTACTAATCCTAATGTTTTATCCGTGTCAAATGGTGCAGTGTATAGAGATGCACATAGATGAGAAATATGATGATCTACATACTGGATTGGCGCATTAACACCATACATTTGAAATGTGTTTTTAACACTATAGGGCTGCCATTGTTTGTCTATAATTAAACGTCTTAAGAACTTTTTAAACGGTTTTTCATACCACGCGATAACGTCAGGATATCCAAATTCTAAACAATCAGCTATAAGCTGTATATTAAAGTTAGGGTCGTTTTTAGCACGAGAGTATCGTTCAGCAGACGAAGCAAATACTAGTTTACCGTTTTTTACAACAGCAATTGCTGCGTCATGAGATAAACCAGACGCTCCCCATATTATCTGGTCTTTTGCCATATTAGATTATTTGTTCTGGGGAAAGCTTCTTTAACATTAAGAGCTTCTGGTTACCGAGTATTTCATACCTACCCGCGTAAAGTCTTTGCAAAAATAATAGCGCTTCTTTATAATGTACCCCTAAACCACCTAGTATATTAATTTTATGTTCTGCATCGTAATTATTAATAGCAATAATACCATCGTCTTTTAGTAGCATACTAAATGCAATAGTTAAAATATTTAAAGCTTCGAGACTATTAGTAGTGTAATTATAGTTAATAATATTAAACTTATTCCAACCCACTTCTTTAGTAGTAAGTTCACAGATAATTTGCTCAACATCTCCTTTTAGTTTTACTACCTTGTTAGAGTTACCGCTATAAACAAGGTTAGCATCGAATTTTTTTTCTGTCTCTTTTTGCCACCAACTATCAACACTATACACTTTCGATTTAGGATGCTTAATTAATGTATCAGCAAACCACACAGTACCAGGCCCTTCACCCGCGCCTATATCTAGCACGTTGGTGCGACTGTTTACAAAACACTCTTTATACGGTTCGTCTAGTACTGTATTCCATGTAGGAAGGTTCTTAGTAAATGTGTCTAATGTGTATGTAGGTGTTGGCATATTATTGTGGTAATCCTTTCAATATTGTTCCATCTTCCCTTCTATCAAAGAAGTATTTCTGAATCATTTTTAACCAGGTATCAGGTACATTCTTTAATTCGAGTATACCTTTTTCATTAATAAAGATTTGCTTTTCAGGGTTGTACCAAGTCATTAAAAATGCTCTGTCAACATAACTACGGTTAAATATATCGCCGTGCCATTCATGGAAGCAATTGCCTTTAGCGTAAGTTACTAGTTTCTTAGCGCCTTTACCTTCACCAGAACCCACTGTTTTATCAGCTGACCAATCGATAATATTATTAAGCCATTTATGATACGGGGCAAAATCAGGGCAATTATTTAGACCTAAACCAATTTCAGAATGTACTGAAAGAGGTGTTTCAAATATACCATATAAGAAAGCTGTATCTCCATGTCCTAATGGACAGAAAGGATATAGCCCACCAATTTCAGGCTGCCACATAGAACGTTGAGCCGCTATACCAAATCCCGGATGGCCAGTCCAGCGTTGATTGTTAGGCGGAAACTTACACATTGCTGGTAATTCCTTACCAACAGTACCTACTTCAGTGGTCCAGTAACAATGTTCAAATACTTGACATACCTTGTTATTATCTAGTGCAAACGATGTTTCATCGTACCAGGAGTTATTATCTAAAAATACGTCATGATCAAACCAAGCAATCTTGGTATATTTTTCAGGTACCATCTTTTCAGCTAAGTTTAATAAGCATTCTTTTTGGAATAATATATTATACTGATCTCCTTTAATACGTAGCCAATTATCGTTACCTTCAGTGCTAAAGTGATCCGATAATGATATCTCGACTCCGTATACTGGAATCTGTTGAGATTCCATATAACGTAAAAATCTATTTAAATTAGCTACTGGTCTTTTGTAACCTGACCAATTAAAATGGCTTGTGATAACAGCCATATCGTTACGATGTCGTAATGTAGGTTTCTTTTTACGCCACTCTTTAAAAAATTTAACTTCTAATGTCTCTAAAGATTTTGCTTGGTCACTAAACTTGGCTTCTAACTTTACAAAGTGTAAAGCCTCGGTCATGTTTTTATAGTCTTGATCTTCATCATACCACATACTAGCTACTTGACCGCGAACCTTTTGTATAGGAATGTTCTTTAATATTAACATTCTATAAAGATCTAACCCTTCATAACGAGTGCCTATAAAGTTTTCATCCATACCACCTTCATCTAAGAAACGCTGCTTTCTATATACAAATGAATGATCTCCAAATACTGTTTCGTATTCTCCTTGAGGATCATTAAAATCAATTGTTACCTTTTCTTTTTCTAGAATTTTCTTAGTAGTATCTTCATCTAACATTTTGCATTGACTATAAGGTAAAATAAAATTATACACAGGATCAAACCATGCAAATAGGTTATCCCATTTTGTAAGTGCATTAGGATTATTAACCCATACCCACTCTGTGTCTATATGGAACTGGGTAATATAATTAATTAATGCTGTACGATGAAAATTAGGCTCAACTCCATCATCAAACTTTTTAGGCCACATTACATACTTGACATTAGTAAGTCCTTTAATTAATTCTGATACACTTGAAGCAATGATGTCATCAGTTTGTTCAGCTACAATGACTTTACATTCTGTTGCCGCGATGTACGGCAATATATGCATAAGATTCTTGAGAGCTGAACCTTTAAGTTTATAAATAGGTATAACAAAGGTAAAGTCTTCCTTGTTTACCCTTTCTGTTTGCTCAGGCTCTGCTGGTTGCAGCAATTCAAGCTCTAAGCTACTTTTACTAGAATCTAGAGATACAGGTGTTTCGGTTTTTTCTCTCATACAGGTTATACTATAATTTAACCTATATTAGAGATTTATCAACATCTAAATATTAATTATAACCAGAAGCTTGGAATACATATCTTAATTCACCTAAGCTGCCTTTAGAAGTATCTGAAGAATAAAAATTTGTGGCAAACGAAATAAGATCTAGTCCGGTACCATTAACACCATTATAACGCGCATTTAAGTCTTGAGCGCCTACTTTAATACCAGTAGCTGCAGCGTTTGGACCTGGACGTACACCAGTGCCTATTGCTCTAAAAATTGTATCTAAATCTCCGTGTCCGGTTACTGTATAATTTGAAGCCATGGTTATATATATTTATATATTACGTAGCAGTATACGAAGAGTATTTTGTATAATTTGGCCAGCCTGGCTTAGCTGGGTTATAATATGCTGAAACACCTATTGCATTACCAGCTGATAATGTACCAGTAACTAATACAACGGATGCACTAACACCCGCTACAACTGTGTAAACCGAACCAGGCCGTCCTGGAGCGGTTGACTGTAAAGTAATAGGTGTATAATCCCCTGCATTTAAATAAATAGCATTTACCGCGCTAGTTGCGCCATACAAAAAGGCTAAGTAGTTACTTGTTAAATTACCGACCTGATTTACTGATGCTGCTGATAAGCTCATTATGTATACTTATCCTAAACGCGGCAAATATACGTTAACTTTACTTATTATTTTGCAGTTTTTTACCCTCTGCAGAAACATAGCTTTTCTTAACATCTTCTATGGTGCCATGCTTAGCAATAAGCTTACGAATATACTGTAAAGACGTGTATTTGTTGACTTTATTAGTTACAGGACATGTAAGATATAAAGGCAAAGGAAATCCGCGAGATTGTTCTTTTTGAACCTTTGTAGCAGCTCTCTTTACCGATGGAGCGCGACGTTTCTTTTCTACAGATTGAGTGGTGGATTGATTAATTGTATCTTCCATAATATAATAATTTATTAAGTTATATTAAGAGTTCAATCTGTAAACTAAACTTGAGTTACCGTTCTGAGATGTAATAGTAGCGTGTGGATAAAATGCAAACACTGTTCTAGATATATGCTCAATAATGCTCTGTGCTCTACCCCATACCTCTAATCCTTCACCTTTCTTAACCTTGGTAAGATGTGAGAAGTTACACCATAGTAATAAATCCGCTCCTTCTGTTTTAAACTGTACTTTTACTTTGTTTGTCTTTAAAACATGAATCATTTCTGGATTCGGAAACTTATTTGGATCATATGTTACTTGAGTTGGTGCTGTTTGCGTATTCTTAGGTTTCATACTAGCACTTATTTAATGTACTAATTAAATCCAGCAGCGTGCAACGCTTTTAACCCTTTATTTTTATCTATAATGTCCATTCTCACAGATTCAGAATTATTAGGTCTATAATCATACCAGTATAGCCATCCATCTGCAACTACTTCGGTTTTTAATAAAGGCTTTAAAGCTTGAGAGTAAAATTTGTCTTCCCCATAATATAAGTCAGGAAAAGGACAATTCAATGCCAACTCTCTTTTAACTGGGTTAATATGGTTAGTAGGTTTAATAACTATATCGTTTTGTATTTCGTTCCATTGCTTCTCTCCGTATTTTAATGAACATTCAAAATACTTTAAGTCTTTTAAATCAGTAGTTTGAAACCCTCTTATACCGATAGTGTCAGGGCAGCTCTTTAAAGACTCAAGTACATTACGAACATAGTAACGGCTGATACGATCATCATCATCAATGTAAACAATATAATCTCCTGTAGCAGCTTCTTTAAGAGCTTCTCTCTTTGCCCCAATAGTTATTTCCCCACTATCACAATAGTTTAAGAACTGAATATCTGGAGTAAGTTGTCTGCTAATTTTCTTATACAGAACATCGAAAAAGGATTTGCGAGAAGCAAGAGTACAAACTAATATAGAAAGTTTAGGCATGAGATTTAATATCGTCTATAATATCATTTATTAATGAATGTGTAATACTTTCTTCCTTGTTACCGTAAAAAGCAGGTATTTGAATATAACCACTTTTACCGAAGTTTTTAATAAAAGTTATTTTTTCAAAATTATTTTTAATCTCTAAGTCGTCAATAAGAAAGTTTTTACCGTGTGCTATACCTGTTGGTATGTTGTACTTTGGGTTATTAATGAAGTCTCTATCAAATATTCTATCTTCATTAAAGCCAAAGTTAAATGCTTTATTCATTGCAATAGCATAATCTTTAGACGCTCTTGTAAGCATATAAACATGGCCTAGCTCTCTTAAACAAAACAATAGATAGTTTGCACCAGGACGTAACACAGTAACGTATTGCTCTTTTTTACTCAAAGCAACAGTTACAGGTACATCACAGAGATTAGATTCATCCCCAAGATCCCCTGCAATAGTTTTCATACCAAGGGTATGTATTAAAGTTTCGTCTAAATCGACGAATAAGTTTATTGTTTCAGAGGGCATAAGCAGATATCGTAATACTTACAACCGTGACATTCATCATCAAGATAGATATGAGGCATTAAACAGGCTTCTTTCGTAGTAGCTGCTAAATCAGTATATGCTTTTTCACTCCTGAAGTAATCTGGGTTACCAGTCCAAGGATAAGTACGTACTCTTTCCTCTTTACCTTCTTCATTAATTACTACAACAGACGTTTCTGCATGAGAGGCTAAACGTTTTTTACGTTCCTTCTTAGGCATATTAGGATGCTTCTTAAGCTTAACATTAATCTTCGGTAGCTTATTATTCTTGCACTTAGAAGCAAGATCCTTAATTTGTTCTTTAGAGTAACCAGCTTCAAGATATTTCTTAGTCTCTCTTGTAACATATTCTTTAATGAACCTCTCAACACTGCCACCGTATTTTTCGGTAACAGTCTTTTTAAAGTAATCAATAGGTGCAAATGTTTTATGCCCAGAGATATGGTCTACAGGATAAACGTATTTGCCGTCTTTGGAGACGGCAATAAGATTAGTATCAATGTTCATACGTATAGTATGTAACTTAACGAGTAAACTGCAAGCTTATTGTTTGTTGACTTGTGGTCTAGCAGTTCTACGATCTTGACCAGGGTCGTTAGGCTGTGCAAAATAATGCAAACATTCTTTATCCAATCGAGTGGTGTTTTTCTTATTAAAGTCTTGTAGATCCTTATCAGAAGGATTACTCTTACTGAGCTTAGCGCGATGAGGCACCTTGCCGTTTAAGATACCATGGAAAGCCTTTGCAAACTCAGTCATACGTTTAATCTTCTTACGGTACATAGGTGAGCCGTACATTTTAAGCGCTTCTGGGTGTAATTTGGATGGGTTGTTTGCCATAATGATATATTTTATAGTACTTTTATTTTTTATCAATATCACTTCTACCGTATGTTGGTATATCTTCTAGCATTTTCCATTCTCTAGAACTAAAATCATTTTCAATACCTTCATGCTCTTTATCTTGTTTAAAAATTTCAAGTATACGGTTATGTTCATAGTTTGTTGTAGGAATCCACTTAGGTTCTTCCCCTTTTAACATAATAACAGTATAGTCTCTACCGCCTTTAGATGCTCTGCGTATTAGGACCATCTTGTCTTGTATTACCGTAGTGTATTATCTTGACAGTAGCAGTATCACATTTTGCTTTACGCCATGGATCTATAACTGTACATGCATCAGGCCAATCGATAGCTTCTACCCATTTGCTCCAATACCCTATTAAATAGACTTCAGCATTAATAAACGTATTATCCCCTGTATTAGGATCATAGTAAGTTACTTTACCACCGTGTTTTTCAATATAATAAGCTACAAGTAAACTATACGAGCCATTAGTATAAGGTACATCTGGTTTATAAGCTTTACCAACAATACAGATATTGGTACCTTCTTTAACACAACGTAAAGCTAAATTTTCTGCTTGTAATTCTCTACTAGTCATAATACTATCAAACAAATCGTAACCTAACTCTAAACGCTGAGCCAACCAACGTAGAGCTATATTGTCTCTGGGGTGACAGGCACCACCGTCTCCCATTCCAGCTGTCATATATGCTGGACCCATAATACGATAATCACTCTCTTTTAATGCATCTGTAACTACATCTACATTAATGTTACCGTTTTTTTCAGCTACATCTTGTATCATATTAACTAAAGCTATTTTAGTAGATATAAACGTATTATAAAATATTTTAATACACTCTGCCTCGTCCCAAGTACCATGCACATAACGAGTATCATTGTTAATTATTGTTTCATAAAACTCTGATAATTCTTGTACATCTTTATTATTTGGTAGGCCAGTTTTAGAGCCCATAATAACCATTTCAGGGTTTACCATATCTTCTTTTATGGTTCCCATAGCTATTAGATAAGGATTATAAACAAAACGCTTATTAGGTATTAAGTCAATAAGCTGTTGTCTGACAGTACCTGGTAATACTGTACTAATAAGCACTATTAATTGATTGTTTATAGTATGTAAATTAACCTGCCTTAAAACATTTTTAACAATAGAATAATCAAAGTCTTTAGGTGTTAACCGGCTAGTAGGAAATTCACCACCATAAGACGGGTCATGCGGTGTAGGGACAGCTACAAAAATAATATCTCTATCTTTAATAGTTTCTTCAATAGTGTTGTAAATTTTTATACTATCTGAATTAATATTTTTGTTAGTATCGTAACCGTTTACATCGTGACCAGCTTTAGCCATGACTTCAGCACAGTCTTTACCAAGCTTGCCAATACCAATCATAGCAACTTTTTTACTCATAACTCTATTTATCCTAATAGATACTATCTGCAACCGATTATTTCTTATGACCTCTACGCATATTAGCTTGCCAATGGGCTAATTGTTTTTTACGAGGGCTAGCAGACTTGCTATGTACAATTTTATCTAAAGATGATAGACTAGAGTGTTTTTTAATACCATGGCGCTTACTATCGCCTGGACGTCCTGGACCTTTATGATCAATAAAATTTTCGTCTTCAATACCTTGTATGGTCGTAGCTGCATTATCTGCAGGACCACCTGGATTGCTTTCATCTTCGTATTTTAAAGGCTCGTCTACGTTTTGATCTGCTGTTGTATCGTAAAATTTATCACTGCTTCCATAACCTAGTGTACCAGCACTTTCAGCTGTAGCGACATCTCCATTCGGTACATTACCATCTACATTAGTTACATCTTCATCCCAATAAGCTTTAAACGATTTAAACTTCTTTCTATTGTATTTAGCCTTACTTGCAAATGGTTTTGAAGGTGGTGGCATATCTTTACGTATACCAGACATAACGTCTTTTTGAGTAATTTTGTTAGGGACTTTTTTTTCTTCTAAAGCATTAGCATATAATGCAGCCGCATAAGCCTTACCACTACCTGTAGTACAGCCTTTTTTCTTGCCTGTAGCTTTATTATAAGCACAAGTCTTGTTACCTACTTTGCGAAAGTTCCATGGCATAACAATATTTACCTCTATACATTAAAAAAGCCGGTAGTTGTAAACACCTATTTCACACCCACTAAAACAACTACCGGCCAACACTTAATTAAGAGACCCCCTATATAATTCCACTATAAAGTAAATATTAGTATGTTACTATTGGCAATTATTCTGCTGCTAGCGTCATTAGCTATTGCAGCTTGTGGAGCATACTTCAGTATTATCGGTTTAAGTTTATTGTTTGTAGGTGCAGGTGTACCTATCATGATAATGGGCACCACACTAGAGGTAGGTAAACTCGTGGCAGTTACGTTTTTACATCAATATTGGGAGAAAATGAATTTAATGTTAAAGATATACCTTTCTATAGCTTGCTTAGCATTAATGACCATTACATCTTTAGGTATATATGGGTATCTTGCTTCCGGATATAATACTACATCAATTAAGGTAAAAGATTTACAGCAACAAGTAGATAATAACAATAGACAAATAGAAACATTTAAGAACGATATAATAGTTCTTTCTGTTGTACCTAATAATGAAAAAGATGTGACTTTAGTTAATATCAATAAAGACAAACAGGTTGAACAGCTTAACATGTTGGTAAAACAAAAAGAACAGCGTATTAACGAAATTAAATTAACGATTGAAGGAGACAAAAAGAAAGCTATGGAAAGCATAGCTCTTAATAGAGCTCAACTAGATATTAGTATTAATAAGGTATCAGAACAGATAAAACTCTATAACGATAGGTTAGCTATTTTAGATAAAGAAGTACAGACCTGGATAGAAAAAGGAGATGATGGTAGTTTCTTTAAAAAGAGTGGTTTAGATAAAGCACGTATCGTAAAAGAACAACAAGAAAAAGAAAGAGCAGATATAGATAGTCAAATTAAGTCTGTACAGGATAGAGTAGACAAACTCCGTATAATTAGTGAAAGACAGATTGATGAAATAAATAGCGGACTATTAGTATCTAACAAGGTTAATGACGCTCAAATAATACACCTACAAGAGGATATAACTAAGGACAAACAAGATTTTGAGAGAATACAAAGTACTGCTGATGTTCGTATTTCTAATTTGTTATCTTTAAAAGAAACTAAAATAAAGCTAACGAACTAAAGACTAAAGACGATATATCTGAAATAGAAAAGTTACAATCTGCTAATAATGTGTTACAATCAAAGATACTTACAACAGATGTAGGTACCTTTAAATATGTAGCAAAGACCTTAAACCTACAATTAGATCAAACTGTTACTTGGTTTATATGGTTAATAATGTCAGTGTTTGATCCACTGGCAGTATCTTTACTTTTATGTTTTAATATTATTATAAAAAATTACAGATTAAACAAAGCAGCTAAAAAAGAAAAAGAAGTAAAGCCGTTTATACCTATAATTATTGAGCCAAAACCTGCACCTGTACCTGTTGTAGCACCGGTAGCGCCTGTTGAACCAGTTACAAGCACTGCACAAGCCTCTAGTATAAGTATGGATGAGCTGGCACTGCTAAAGCATATAATTGACGAGCGTAAAGCAGAAGAAAAGAGAATAGCTGAACGTAAAGCTAAGGGTAAACAGATTTAACCTCTAAACCCAAACTTCTTGATACCTGAGCGGTGACCAGGTTGTGCTATATATTGCTTTGCTTTGCTAAAACTATCTCCTGACATTACTTGACAGGTACCAGCTGTCTTGTGATCCCATACCATTACCCCGAACCTATTTGCTACCTTTTCCCTGGGCACGTAGTTTGGATCTGGAAGTATTCCCATTTCGATTAGTTTTTGTATTCTTTGGTCTGTATTCATTTATTTTTGCGAATAATTTCTTCTGTCTTTCAATACGATTATAGAGCCTTATCGTGTAAGGCAAGCCTTTATTCTCAAAATTCATAGCATCTATCTCTATTGGATGCTTACGGTAAAGCTTTTCATAATCTGCTGTTACTCTTATATGTAGTATTTTATTTTGAATCCAATGTCTAAACTCATGCAACAATACTCTGTGAAAATTTTTTATTTTTTTCATTTTGGTAATGTTAATGTAACCACCTATACTATCGTAAGAATACCAGTTCCATTCTCCTTTACATAACTTTACCCTTATAATATAATTTCTTCTTTTTTTAGATTTGTATACTGTATCAAGTATAGCTGAATATACAAGGGAGAGCGTGTCCCAATTAATCTTAGGATACGCTTCTCGAGCTTGTTTATTTGGTTTAAGTGTAACCATTGAAAATTGGATGCCTTTATGAAATTCTACAGCCCCGTACTTTTGCTATAGCTGCATCGCGAAGGTATACGTTATTGCGCGGGGATCAGGCTCTGTTAAGAAGAATCTTTGTTAATGTAGATAGTTAAACCTACAAAAGTGTTAAAGAACGAAGATCATTATAGTGCCTAGCTAGTTAAGATCAAGCACTAATACTTACTTTGTTTGTTGACCAAACATAAGGTATATTGTCCGGGATATCTGGCCATAGCTGCTTATAATGATCTGGATTTTTACGTATTAGATTTGATTTATGAGAGGTATGTAAGTCAGTCATACCAAACCATGAAGGCATAGTGGTAGGCTTGGATTTATCGTAGTATGCATTAATCTTACCCCAGCATGTGTCTTTATAACCACGTTCTAACCATACCTCACACACTACCATACCATATAATGCTAAAGCATTCTCGTGCCCACGCCACATCTCCCGAGCCGGGTGATTTTTCCAGCCTTTATAATCTGTTTTATGGAAAGAATTAAGAAGTTGCAAAACCTCAACGCGCTGCTTACCTAGACGTTTCATATCTAAGCATTGAGCTGATTCCCGAAAATCAGGTATTGGAAGAAAAGTTTGCATAATGTTATTATAGTATTATATTAAATGATAAAAGCAAGTACGACTTGATAGTAAGTACTTTTTTATAAATATTAATATGTCTAATAGATTAAATTTCGAATTCATTGACTTGGGACAACGTAATGAAAGCCACCATCAATATTCAAATTCAGTTTGGAAAGTTACGTTAAATAAAATAGAGGGTTTAAATTTTAAAGAATTAATAGATACCCAAATAGATATTGATCCTAATACTGCAAACCAGTTCGGCCGAGAAAGCGTCTCGTACATTAATCAACCTCCAGAACTCGGGATAGTTCTAGAAGAAGTTATTGCGGATTTAAAGTCTCGATTTACAGATTTGTTATTTGATTGTCCTAATGAGTCTATTAAACGACAAATTCAAAATAAATACCCAATGAACAAAGAAACTTTTGCAGCGAACTGCAACGCGTGGGCCGGGTATTATAGAGACCCTCCTAATCTTTATATGTCACCTCATGTGGATAATGGTTCTTGTGTGTTTAATATGGTTATTAACTTAGCTGATCAATGTCCCGGTACAGCATATCATGATTATATCACTAAAGAAATAATTTATCAAACGAGCGGTGCTAGAGGGGAAGGTTCTGCTTTTTTTAACATACCAGGGGCATTACATTCTGTACATAATAACACTCAAAGTAAACGATATATATTAAATGGTGGTATTGTCTTTAATTGGGCGTAAAATTATTTACGACCTTCTAATCGTTTCTTACCTTCATCTTTGATCCAATTAATATAATCGTAAATTGTTTGTTTAGCCTGTTCTAAAGATTCGCATAATATTGCAGTGTTATCTACTGCATGAGTCATATGCAAGTCAATACTACCGTTTACTGAAGGTATAAACTTATCTTCATTAGTTTGGCGTATAACTAGGTAGCAACATTTGTAGTCCCAGCGCTCCCAAATACCACACTGTAAGTCTTTCCACTTAGAGTTGGCTTGTCTGCGTAAGAATGCGTTATTCATAGTACCTATTATGGTACTTTAACTATTATGTGCAAGCTATTAAGCTGCTGTAACTGAACCGAACGCTATTCTAGTACCACGAAAATTGGTAAGTATCCAACTAATGTTAGATGTTCGACTTAATGCTCTAAGAGCAGGAAGGTTTGGAATTACTTCTTTACCTTGTGTTGTAAAGTGCTGAGCTTCTGCTGTCAGGTAATATATACCCGTTGCAATATCAGCACCATCATTGTAAAGGGCTTTTTGCTCATTAGCAGTTAGCTCTTTGACATTCTCAATTATAGTTATTGTCATTGTTCTGTATTAAATAAAATCTCTGTACTCTGTATTATCTATTGTTTTTTTAGGTAGTCCAGTAAAATGTACGGCTTCAGGATTATTTATGCGAATCCACTCCCGAAACGACTGAGGGAAGTCAGGTAAAAAGCTTTTTAATGTTTTACCATCTATTGTAGTGCTAGTCTCTATACAAAGTAATACCTTAATAGCATCCATTTGATTAGATGACATTTTACACTCAAAAGCAATATCAATAAAATTAACTGTCATAATAAAAAAAGGGGCATAGTATAATATCAAAATACTATGCCCCCGTGTGTATTAGCTATTACTTAGTTTCCCGAATCTTTGCCCAGCGACCTTTTGAATCGCGAACATTGTAGAAGCGTGGTTGAAGTACAACTTGACTCGAACGATTAATGAAACCGAGTACTGAGTACTTAGTTGGATTAAAACGGCGAACAACTGCATTCATGCGTGTCTCTACACTCTCGTCACCGAGAGTGCGGGTATTGATATCCTTAATAATAACATTTTCAGTTAGCGTTTGCATGGGTGTAATATTTCTCTAATAGTATAACCTAGTTTTTTATAAGTTCTACTAGATTTGTTAAGAATTATTGTAAATATTTGTACAATCCAGTTAACACTATTTAATGACTAAAATATGAACAAATATATTGCCGCTTTGGGCATCGTTGATGATCTCTTCGGAGAAGAGATTCCACTAAAAGAAATAAGTGTTACAGCAAAAGACCATTACGAAGCACATAAGACTGCTTTGTTTAAATGTAATTTAGGTAACAAAGAAACTGTCTTTAAAATTAAAGACGCTTCTACAGGTATTGTTAAGTTTGATTATAAAACTGGCTTCGTTAAGTAGCAATAAAGACTGCCTTTACTGTTTTATTACCATCGATATAAAGATTAAAAACAGACGCGCTTGAACCGCTTCCAGATGGAGCGCTTGGATCTTTAACAATTGTAACTTTAGAGTCACCACCGTTATTATATGTGTTTGCATCCCATATGCCAGGACCACTTATAACAACATTACCACCACCTGAACCACTATAAGCCCCTAGGCCTGGTGCATTACCTGGTGCAGGATGTATATAGGTTGCAACGGCTGTTACAGGTACAAGACTTCCTGCATTATATGTACCACCACCGAGTATGTAACCATTACCAGTACCATTAATAGTAGGTTGTGTAGTTAACGTATATCTTGGTGTAGCTATAGTAGCTGGTATTGTTCTACTGTAAGCAAATGTTGCTTCTGTTTCTCCTGGGCAAGTTGTACGGTGTAGTGTAAGTGTTGAGCTTGTTACACTCGCTGGTGTCAACTGTAAATAAGGATTATTAGGAGTGGTTGTACTTGCTACACCATCGATACTCCATGTATGGGAAATATAAGGATTGATATTAATGTAACCACCTAAACTGTTATTAGAAATACCTGCATAAGCAGCAACACCGCTTGTTTGATGTACTGTTAATGTACCTACATCCATTTCTTGCGGTCCTGCACTTAAGCCGTTTGTAAATGTTGCATCAAATAAATAACCCTCAGTTACTGACGCTAGCACTCGTGGTACTATAATATTACCTGCTGTAATAGAACCTAACGAAAGGTCAACGCTAAATTTACCTGTATATGTGCCTTGATACCCGTCAGGCTGTGCTGTAGAACTATCTGTGGAAAGATATGAACTTAATGGTAATACAAATATTGAAGAATTACTTGTAGATGTGGTTAAAATAGGTGTAGTGTCTTGATTAATAGTTATATAAACACTGTTTGCAAAATACCAAGGTGTGGCGCCCTTAGTTTCACATAGATTAATAATTAAACTTGCAGACAGTGGTGCATTTAATACATTAAATGTAAATTTATAATCATTACCATAACGAGAAGGAAGATTGTTAGGTAATGGACTATATAGATTACCAATTGCAGTTGCTGATGCAAATGCAAATAATGTTTCAAGGCTAACATTTAAATAAGCATTATTACTTATTACTGTACCAACTGCATCTGCAGCAGAACACGAATAGTAACCGATGTCAGTTAATTGTGCGCTTAATACTGTATATGTAGAAGAGGAAGCAGCTTCAATTGCAGTACCATTATAAAACCACTGATAACCGTAAATAGAATCTTGACCACCAGCAGAAGATACACCGAGAGTGAATAACGCGCTTTGACCTTGAGTAATAGCTGTTGTTACAGGTTGTTCTGTTATTATTGGAAGCGGTTGATTATACTGCCAAATTAATACTGGACTTGCTGCAGTTATTAGACCTAAAACATTGGTCTTATACGAAGGAGGTTGTACGATGTATTCAGGAGTTACAGCTGAGAGTATAGTTGTCTGAATATTGTATATTTTGTCTACAACACGATTAATTACAGCAGAACTTAGTATTTCATTAACATGTATAAAATTACTTTCATCTGCACTTAACGAATTAATAACATCTGATGCTGAAAGCTGTCTGTTATCAAATGAAACAAGATTATTACTCTGGTCAACAGTAATATTATATTTACCTGCAATACTCTTTGCCAGTATTTCATGGTTTTTAAGAACTACGTTTATAGACTTGTTATAAACCCAGTCTTGTATAAGTTCATCTGAACCAATAGTATATGCTGACAGTAAAGTGTAATAATTTGATATTATGTCAATGTCAAATAATGTCGAAGTACTTGGTAGATCTATAAACTTAAATATTCTCGAAGCAGTAACCACATAGAAGTAATTTCTATCATCAATAAACGCTGTTACAATCTTTTCATTTAATGCATTAGGGTCAATACTTGGACTATTAATACGATTTACAAACAAACCAGTTGTAGTGTACTTGTAGATATAAGAGTCTGTAACAATATAATAAAACACTCCGGTAGGCTCAACTAAGAGTTTACATATATTTGAATTTGCCGGTACTTCCGGTATGTGTAAAGTGTTTATTAAATTATTGTTTATGTCAAACACAAATACAGTATAAGGAGAAGGAAACACATCTTTGTTAGGTGTAATTAAGCTAGAGCTTAAGTCTGAATTATATTCTGCCCCGTACATGCTTATTGCCTGTACAGAGAAGTTGACGTAATTTTGAGTTGAATCAAAATAATACGTGGTCAATCTTGGCGATAATGGAAGGTTAGCAGCAGAAGTGTAAATTGTGTCTATATGTAAGAAATTACCACCATTACCTTCTACCTCACCCCAAATAGCAAAGTTTGCACTTGCTACCCCGTATTGGTTTGAATACACACTAGCTAACCTATTACCATCATGATCCCAGGTAATTGCATACTGGGTAGTATAAGGATCTACTGCTGAAGTCTGTACCGATACTATTACAGGAGAATTAGGCGCTTTTAACGTACCTAACATGAATATATTATTAGTGCTTTGGTCTATGTCAAACGGGCTTATTTCAAACCCAGTTAAAGCACTAGTGTAAATCGTACTAATATATGTTAATGCTGTATTGTAAATTTTAATACAATTATTACCTTTATCAGCCACATAAACCTTGTTGTTGTATAGTTTGATATCAGTAGGTACATCTGTAATATTTGGACCTGCACCAAAGTAGTATTGATCTGTCAGTACCCCTGCCGAGCCATCAGGCTTAGTGCCACCTATTTGATTAATAATAGTTGCTGTTGCACTACCAGCATTATAATTTAAACCAAACCGGTACAAGCTTGTAATACCATAAGGATATGTATTAGAAGCTAACATATATAAATCGTTACCGCTTACATCTGCTGTATAAACATTAAAGTTATCTGCACCAGGTATAACAGCACTTAAAATAGCTACCCGGTCATTAGTAAAGTTATTTCTCCTGATTTCTACAAAACTGTATGAATTGTCCGAAGTATAAACAATATAATTGTAATAATCAGGTGCACTATATGGAGACTTATAAGATTTAAAATCTCTAATAACACCCGGTACATTACCGTAGTTGTAAGTCGAAGACAAATCAGTATAAGTGTTAGAACCAGAAAGATTGTTATTCCACGTAGGGTATTGTAATAAATCACCAACCCATTCAACTAATTCAAATTGAGGTGCTTTTCTTATTGTTTTAGTAATACCATTTAAATAATCAAAATTACTATCTAATTTTGTTAGTACAGCATTAATATTATCTGCTGTAACCCACTCATTAGACCCCATTTCTACAGCACTCTTAGAGTAAGGCAGTACGGGGGTTGTACCTTCTAACGTTTTGGTGTAATCTGCTAAACTTATTTCAGGAAATGTATCTTGTACGTAAAACTGTGCACTTATAGTGGCAGTCATTAACGGTATTACCCCGGGCACTGCTGGTTTACCAAAATCAGAAGACTGGGAGTAAGAAGAAAGAGTAACAGTGTAGGGGTTGTTTCTAGCTTTTGTATAAGAGTGTGTAAAATACACCGGTGCACCAGCTGGTACTGTAGATGTATCTACTCTATCTGGTCCAGTATCATCTCCCCAGGTAACGACATAATAAGGGTAACCATTTGGATGGTTAGTATAAGGTGGTACTGTTTGTACCCAGAATGGTTGGTTAGTTTTTAAAAATGTATAAGGGGTGTAAAGCTTGAGAGGGGTAGGAGTGGCTGTTAACGGGTTGGTAATAACGGAGAAATCTATAATTGTATCAATTATACTGGAACCATAAGGTGTACCAGTAGTGGAAGAAGCTATTTGACCGAAACCAATCTCAGGACCATATGTTGGTATACCAGTTGAAGCTAACAGCGTGCCATAATTAGGGTTCTGGAAACCTTGCCCGTTTAATCTATATGAAAAATGTTTATTTGATGTTAATGTGTTACCGTTAAGATCTAAAAAGTCTGAATACCTTAAATACGTGTTATTAGCATTACCACCAGCGAATAAACCCGTACCGTAGTTACCTACATCCGGACCGAATATATTTGCATGATTGGATCCTTCTACAATACGACCTGTACCTGTAGCACTTAATGTAGTAACTGGTACCCAACCAGTACCTTGGTTATCCATGGATACACTAGCGGTAAACACTGGGGAATCACTTGTTGGAGTGTAATATAGTGATATACTTTGTACTGAACCTGTTGTACTGCCATCCCCTGTGTAGAACGTCTTTAAGACAGCTCCGTTAGATGATAATAGGTTAACAGTAGTGCCTTTAGGTATAGCATTACCATTTATATCAACAACATTTAACTTAACAGGTTGACTTGCAGTATTAATAAACTGTGCGCCAATTGTTTGATTATATGTTTTACTCGCCGTCGGTAAAGACATGTAACATATGCCTTGAATATATTTAAAACTATTAGTATCCGGGGTTGGGGCCGGGAAAGTTGGAGGTGTTTGCGGAGTTGTAGGCTGAACAACAGCAGCTGTTATTGTTATGTTATAAGACCGACTACCTGTGTTACCTGAATTATCTGTAGCGGTAATTGTAATAGGGTAAACCCCAACATTTGCACTACTTGATACTGTACCTTCTAATAAATTTGAAACTAACGATAAACCTGCAGGCAGAGTACCTGAAGTTACTGCATATGTGTACGGTCCTGTACCTCCTGCTGCACTAAATGTAGCGGTTGGGTAAGCCCCGCTCTTTACACCGTTACTCAATGTTGCTGGAGATATAGTAATAACTACTCCAGCAGGATTAGTTGATGAGGCATTTTCATCAATACTTAACTTAATATAAGAAGCATTACCAGGTATGTAAGAATACGTAACTGTACTAGTGTAACCGTTTGCGCCGGTATAGTTAAATGTAACTGGACTATTGGTTATACTAGTTGCCATGTTATGCTAAATTTGTATTTGTATTTGGTATTACTG